CTGAAGGCGCGGGCGTAGCGTCTGCCTGCTCGCGCAGCGTGGCGAGGGCGTCTACCTGCTCCTGCCACGAGTCTTTGTCGCCGGTGAGGAATGAAGCGAAGCGGGCCGGAATGTTGGCCTTGGAGAGGATCGACTCCTTCTCGGAGAGCTCGGCGGCGGCACGCTCGGCAGCCTCCTTCGCCTCCAGCTTCTCGGTGAGTGCAGCCAGCTGGGCGCGCAACTCACTCACCTCATCCGAATGAGTCTCCTCATCATCCTTCGGCGCTTCCTCCGCAGGAGTCTTCTCGTCCGTCTCAGGAGCCTCATTAGTGGCCTCCTCGGCGGGCTCGATAGGGTAGTCAGAGGTTGAGATAGGTCCGTCAGTCTCTTCAACGACGGAGGGCTCAGGCGTGGGGGTGTCGCTCATTTGCGCTCCTTCAGCTTCTCCCGGAAGTACTTGTCCATTGCGCGCCTAGCATCCACTCCGTGAAGGTCTTGGTCGCGCACAACCTCATTGTACACACGTTCGAATCCTATCTGCTGATCCTTCCCTTCCCAGTGCTTGGAAGTGAAAACCGCAACGCACGTGCAGAAACAGTGATCGTGGTACCTGTCGGCCCTAATGCCCGCCGACTCCGATGACTTATACACCGGTCCACGGGATGCGAGCATCGCACAGAAACCACAGGGGCCATTCTTGTTCGGGTGGCACACCCTGGCGAAAGCGAACGGGCGAGCAATCAGCTCACCGCGCGAATTGCGCCGATACTTGTCTGGCACATCGGAGAACACCTTCATGCTGCGGTGGCGCCCCTTAATGAGCTCCTCCTCATCGAGGGTGCGAACAGCCTCCTCCACCCTGTCGGCGACCTTCTCGAAAGCCTCCTCCAGGGTCATGCGCGGGCGACGGCGGGACTCAACCTTCTCAACATCCTCGATGATCGCCTTCTGGGTGTTCTCCGAGAACTCCTCAAGGTCCTTCGCCAGGTCATCCAGGGCGCCCTCAACGAGCTCAATCGAAGACGGTGCAGTATCCACCGCATCAGCCACCGTTCGGCGCGCAGCAGCCAGCACATGCCCCTCCAGGGCGCGCTCCAGGCGCCTCATCCCCTCAGGCGACGACAGGGCCCCCTGAGTGCCACGAATCGTGCGGGCGACGGTCTTCGGCGAGTACCCGGGCTGCGGGGGAATCCACGACTCGGGCGCCCCGGCCTTGCGGGCCTGCCCTCGCAGGAACAGGGCGGCTGCGGCCCATGCCTGCTTACGGGCCTGCCACATGAGCGGAGTCAGGAGGTCCCCCACATGCTCCACCGGGGGCGGCTCAGGGAGACTGTCGAACGCCTTGAGCGCATCCTCTGCCCGCCTGCGGAACAGCATGACAATGCCGCGCAGGATGCTGTAGAAGAGAGCCTCACTCACCCTCAGGGGCCTCCTCCACATCCTCGGGAGCCTCCGGAGCCTCCGGCATATCCAGGCCCGCCTCGGCATCCATCTTGTCCCCGCGAGCCTTCTCGCGGCGCAGCTGCTCAGGGGTAAGGTGCAGGAACTCGCGGGCCGTCTCATCCCCGATGATGCCCTGACTGTGGGCCTGGAGGGCGTTCGCCATCTGCGCCGAAGTGGACGGGGCTGCGGCGTCACGCCATGTCACCTCAAGGGCCTCCAGCCCCTCCAGCGACATGCCGTTCGCCTGGGCGACAATCCGGCCCACCCTCTCCAGGGCATCACTGAACTGGCGCTGCTTGTTCTCCGCGCGGGCGATCAGCCTATCCTTCGCTACACGCAGAGCCTCCGCAGACGTTGGGTTGTTGTCTGAGGACACGCCCATCATCGACGGCGGAATGCCGGTCATGGCGGAAAGCTGGAGTGCATAGGAGCGGTATGTGTTGATGAACGGGTCCAGCGCCATGCCGGTGAGCTGCTTCACGTCACCACCGGAAGGGATGGCGATCAGGTTTCCCATGTACGCCTGCATCTTGTCGGGATGCTGAGCCAGCATCTCCGCGGCACCGTCACCCACGACAGCTCGCATCGGAGAGGAGGCCACCTCCTGCGCCACCTGAAGGTTCGTGAGCGTACGCGAGGCAGCATCGATGACGGACGTGAGCTCCCGCAGGTCAGAGCGCCCATACTTGTCGGACAGGCGAGCCCTGTTGAACATGGGGACGATAGATGCCCCCCACTGGTCCTGGCGGCCCTGGCCGACACTCTTCCAGTCGTACTTCCCCTTCGCGTAGAACTCCACGCCATCGGGCGTGTAGTAGGTGGCCCCCACATTGCCGTCATCCCGGCGATAGAGGACAACACCTTCCACGACCTCGCCACGGAAGTTGATACGCACGCTAGCATGCTTCGCATCCACGGCCCGAATGGACGCGAACTCATGCTCGTCATCCGGCGGGGCAATCACCCAATAAGCGGCGCCGGCGCTAATGGCCTCGGCGGCAGCCAGGTTGAACTGGGAGTCCATGTCGTTCGCCTGCCACGTCTTCCGCAACAGCTCAACCACGCCAAACTTGTCATCGTCAGCGACACGGTACCCGTCGGGGATCAGAATCTCGGTGAGGACGTCCACCGCCATCTTGGCGAACGGGGCCTGAATCTCCAGGACACGCGCCTTCGCTGGCAGGCTGATACCAACCGCATCAAGGCGCCGCTTACCCTCATAGTAGCCCTCATAGGTAATGGGGTGGTAGGCGCCGGATGCGAACTTAGAGATCATCTTCTGGAAGCTCACATGAGCACCTTCCACTCGCCTCGCGGAGCAGTCAGGTCCGCCCACTCCTTCGAGTTCTTCACATGCCTGTACAGCATTCTAGCGCCGATCATGCACACAGCGAGGTCGATCTTCTTAGACGACTTCGGGGACTCCTTCTTCACCGACCAGCGTCCCTTGAACTCGTTCACGCGGCAGTTCGACACATGCTCACCCAAGGCAGAGTCGCCATCGTGAGTGAACGTCTGCTGCTGAATCTCCGTGAACGCCGTCTCCGCCGCCTCAGCGAACTGGTACGCGTGCGACCGCATATCCCAGGCGATCGGTGAAGCGGACATGCCACCACGAACCGCAGGCACGATCAGACGATCGCCGAAATCCTCCGGCCACGCCGTGCGCGTGAACGACTCCCACTCCCGCACGTCAGCCCAGAACGCGACCACGTTGTATGTGTTGAACGCCTTCCGCACCCCAGCATCCACGGCAGCCACGTTCACCACGCCGAGGGGCTTCTCCGGCTTCCAGTGCCCGATCTTGAAGACGTGCCCGTCCTCCATGCAGCACCCCACGAGGGCTGTGTGGTCGTTGGACTTGGAGCCGTCGAAGAACATGACGATCCGCTCCCCGGGCTCCACCTTCCGGTCCGGCTTACGGAGCTGCGTCCACTCCTCCAGTGTGATCCATGACGCCTCCGCGGCGTTCGGGCGGTTCAGGAAGAAGCGGATGGACCGCGATTCCGGGTACTCCGGCGACCAAATCTGCTCCTTGATCGACTCCAGGTTCACCCATGGACAGTCCTCGTACACGTACTCGAGGGCCTCCGTGAGCCCGACCTGGCCCTCCTCGGGCTCATCTGTCAGAACCGTATTCGGGGGAGCGATACGCGCATCATAGAGGACCTTCGTCTTACCGCGCGTGAGACCATCCTCCTGATCGCACCACGCCTCGAAGATCGCCTCAGCTGACGACTGCTCGCCCGGCACCCACGCATTGCAGGTGCCCATGAATCGGCCACCCATCTTCGCGGCGTTCTGCTGGATGGTCTGCAACATGGCCGGGCCACCCTGGGCAGGCAGCCAGTGCTCGAGCTCGTCACCCACGACGAAGGACACCTCGCCACCCTCCATGGAGTGGGCGGAGGACGTCATCTGCTGGAGCTTCCCCCCGCCGGGCGTCTCGATGAACGTCTTCGCCACCTCGAGGTCGTACTTGCGGGCCAGGGAGCCCTTCTTCTGACAGAACGCCCTAACCATTCGGATGGTGTTTTGAGTTTGGGATTCCGACGTAGCTACAATCTGCACCAGCGGCATGCTCATGGGTTTCGCGCGCACGCCGAACGGCTCATGACGATCGAACCCATCGAATCGGCAAGGGCCGAGGAGCTCGAACAGGCACAGCGCAGCAGCGAACGGCGACTTCCCTGAACCCTTGCTCAACCTTCTAATTCCCTGCCTATACACAAAGGAACCCTTATGGTTCAAGGCGTAGAAGTGCAGAAGGAACTCGATCTGTCTGTCCGTCGGGATGAATGGCTGACCCGCGCGCGGCCCGTTAGGCTGCACGAGGTTATCCACCATCCATGCGGCGGCGTGATACCCGAGCGTCCTCTCAGGGAGCTCAAGGGGGAGCGTATCGGTTCGCTCCCGGGGTGCGGGGAGCGTCTCGGTCACTTCGCGGCCCGCGCCTTCGCCCAAGCCTGGAGAGCAACCACGCCAGCAGACTCGGCCTCAGACTCGTCCACGCGGTTAATCTCGATCCGCACGCGCCGCCGATCCCCCTCGGTGAGAAGGAGACTGGTGAGCATCGTGTTCACAGCCGCCAGCATCGTCGGGGAACGCCGATCCTGCATCTTGTAGTTCGACAGATCATCGCAGGTGGAGTAGAGGACGATCCAGTCTGACGGCTCGTAGTAGCGGGTGAACGTGGACTGCTCCACGGCCTTCCACAGCTTCTTCGCAATCGGATGCCAGTCAGCATCAGGCTTAGGAGGCTTCACCTGCTCAGCGACCACATTCACGGGCTCCACGCCACCATCGAGCTTCCTCGCCTGAGTGGTGCGGTGCCCTTCCGTGCTGCGCTTCGGGATCGGTCCCTTAACTCCCATCGTCGTCTCCTACAGGTATCCGGGGTGCTTACTCTTCGGCCTTGGGCCGCGAGCCTTATTGCGCCCATTGTAGCGGCGCTTTCTTGCCTCGACGGACTGCTGCTGCGTTCTAGCCATATGGCAGTGCTGGCAGAGGCTCCTCAGGTTATCCGGCACGTGCGGGCCGTCTGGGAATATGTGGTCCACCTGATTCGCCCTGGCACCACAGAACACGCAACGCCCGCCGTCGCGCTTAAGGACCGTGAGCCTGATCTTCTCCCAGTCCTTAGGGAGCTCCTTACGGCGCCTGGACTGCCTACTCCACGCCAACAGTATGCACCCGCCACAACTCGACAGTAGCATCCACGCCCATATTCTTAAGCACCTCACCCAACCTGGACTCTACCTCATTGCGCTTCTCGATGAAGTCGCTCTCTGCGGCGTCAAACACATCCCCAGGTACGCCAGAATCTGCACAGCATGCCATGTCCTGAAGAGCCACGCGCAAGCGCTGGATAGAGAAGAGCGCCTCCCGCAATGCCGGATCGTCGATCATTCATCCTCCTCGGCACACACATTCGCAATACGGGTGACGACGGACAGACCAGCCAGTTCCTGCGCGAGGTCAGTGATTGCATTCTCGGCATCAATGCGGGAAGACAGGTACATGTCCCAGACGTCATCGATGAACGGGTCGCCGAGCTCCAGTGACTCGCAGTCATCGAGGATCGCTCGCGACTCTTTGAGGTGCTCAAGCGCCACACGAAACCTGTCCACCGCCGAGGTGAAACCATCAACACTCATCACATCACCTCCAGGGAGACACAAGAATCGAACCCATACCGGTCGCCCACGAACATCTCCAACTGCTCCTCCAGGGCCTCCTGAGCCTCCTGGACGCGAATGACCGCCTCATCCTGCTCGGCGTCCCGCCTATGGGCGGGCACATCCCGCGCGCCGCACTGGTCAGCGTCATTCAGGGAATCACGCAGCTCATCCGCAGCGCAATCCATGGCCGCCAGCGCCACCTTCTCATGTACCGACGCAGCCCTCTCCACAGCGCTCATCGCACATCCCCCGGGTAGGTCATGGACACACCCTCATTCGAAGGGGAGCCCTCACGGATATCAAACAGGAACGACGGCTTAGCGTCCTTCCCGCCGAAGTAAGCATGCTGGATCGACAGGTAATCACCCGGGTAGACGTACATGTCACGCTGACCCTCATTCCGGAAGATCAGGGTGCCATCATTCGTGCGCTCAGGATGAGCGTCGCAGAGGATCACATCAACCTCAGGGGACGCCTTGTCACCATAGACGAGCAGATACAGCATGAGTGCTCCTTTCACCAGATGTTGGATCGCTTAGAGGACGGGAGGGGACAGGGCTCAATGCACGGGTGACCCATCTCAGCCAGCTCCCTGACCGTCGGATAAACCTTCCGGTCCTCCTTCGCGCACGTGGAGCACTTCCCCTGCCCTGAGTAGAGGCGCGTACCCGGCCAGTCCTTCGCGGAGCTCCGCGGGGGGCGCATCTTCTGTCCGCACAATGAGCACTTGTGCTCGACCGTCCAGTCGATGAGCGCTTTAGGGGTGCATCCCCGCAGGAGCTCCCGGTAGCAGGGGTTGCAGGCTCCTCGGCCGCCGTAGGGCTTGGTGCCGGGGAACTCCTTCGCCGTGGTGCGCGGGGGCCGGTAGGGCTCTCCGCAGTGGGTGCACTTCGGGAAGTGACGGTCGGCGACGGCTACAGTCATGGTTGCCCTTTCGGTGGCTGACCCAGACATCCTACCACAGCTGGAGGCTTTAGGCAAAAGGCGAGGCCCGCCGGGCATACGGAGAAGGAAAGGAAAGGAAACTTCACTCCGACCCATCCGGCGGGCCTCTATCAGCACGACCATCCTACACGCGACGACGAGGCAAGTGCAACCCGCCGGAATCTCCGGACAGTTCGCGCCCCAGAAGCACCCGAAGCCGCGTAAGCCAATCTGAGCGCCTTTCGCGCCTCCGCCTAGGGCAGCACACACACTCACCCCCGTTCGGCCGCCCACGAACCTCCTGATGACCTTCCCGGGCCGGCCGCGCCCCGCCGCCGAGGCCCAACCCTCTCTGGAGAGCGTCAACCAACTAGAGACGATCAACCCAACGTAACCACAACCCAACCCATTGCTTGGCTCTGGAGCAAGGAAGGAGAGGAAGTCACGTTCCGTCTCGGTACAGCAAGGAAGGGCAAGGACAACGAGGATGTCTCTGAGCGCTCCAACTCGATCAGGCGACCAAGGACCAACTAGAGCCAGGTACGTGACTAGCCAGCGAACCATCTCCTCGTCCTTGCTCTCGTGGACCAACTGGACCGAAGGTCAAGGCAACGACCAAGGGCCAACGGTCCGACGGTCGGAGCGAAGCAAAGGCCTGTGGGCTCTTCTAGTAATAAAGAGATCTCTTCTAGTAATAGAAGGGGTTCATATTTACCCTACCCCTAGGGTGCATAGTTACCGGACGCTCATGGCCCGAAGAGGCGAAGCACACCCAACGCCACTTGCACGTCCAGCGCCCAGTGTGGTACTGTTTCAGCATGGAACCTGACGACCTGACCCCACTGTCCACCATGACCCACATGAACCTCACCCACGAGCAGACCGCCCCCATCTACGGCATCATCGCCCACTACTACCTCGGCAGAAAGTACTCGCCGAGCATGACCTTCGTCCTCCAGGCGCTCGCAGTCATCGAAGCGACCGCCAACATCTCCGAAGATGGTCACGGCTTCTTCGCCACCATGGGCGACATCGTCCAGCACACCAACCTCGACATGTCAACCGTCGATCGCGTCCTGACCGAGCTCGAGAAGGCAGAAGTGCTCGCTCGCCATCGCCGCCCCTTCAAGTCGTCCATCTTCTGGATCACCTGGGAGAATACCCTCCTCGGTGACGAAGGTGCAGCGTACCTCTACGCTGCCCAGAACCTCATCTACGACAACTAAACAAAAAGCGGGGGCGCCGCCTACCACTAGCGGCGCCCCCTTGAAACCCAACCCAAGGATACCACACATGTACATCTCGCTGCTAACCGCACTCACCTTCGCTGGAGCTCGCGAAGACCTCAGCCGCGTAGAGATTGACACACTCACCGCCCTCTCTACCTGGAGCGGAGTCCAGCAGATCGACGCCGACGTAGCCCGCATCGCCGCACGTGCCCACTACAGCGAAGACGCCACCAAGAAAGCCCTCGCCTCCCTGGAGAACAAGGGAATCATCGTCCGCGAGGCGCGCTTCAGCGGCGGGGAGCGCCTCTCCTCCATCATCTACGTAGACTGGCGTTCAGCACTCACGGAGGAATGCCGCAGCGACTATGACCGCTTAGCTGACGCGGGCGACGGCGCCCGCAACTTCCCCTCCAGCCGCGAGAACAACCCCCACCTCTGGGGGGACAAACCCGTCACATCCACCACTCCTGTGCGGGCGAAGAAGGTCACGAAGACCGTCCGCAGCACCCCGATCCCCGAAGACTGGCGCCCCAGCGAAAAGACCCTCGCCCGCACCCGCGAGCGCTACCCCTCCATGCCGATCGACATTGAGATAGAGAAGTTCCGAGACTACTACCTCTCCAAAGGCACCAAGCGAAGCAACTGGGATGCCAGCTGGCGAACGTGGTGCACCAACGGCAACTCGTATGCAGATGGCGCATGGGCTGCTGCGGCAAGTATGTCCACGCAGTCTATGGAGGGCCCTACTCATGCCATCAACCCCAACACCGGTAAACCTGTCACCCGAGACGACTTCGGGTACGCCTGCATCGACGCAGGTATCGACCCCAACCTGTACATCAACTACTGGAAGCCCTACATGGGGCTCCCCAGCGATCCGGGCTGGCCTGAGTGGGCCGCGAAGATCGACCGCTTCTGCGGGCGCTCCTGACAGCCTGATTGGGGGCGGCCACAACGCGGGCGCCCCCAACTGGCTTGACAACCCAAGACATGTCACCTATATTCAACCCATCAGCACAACCAAAAGGAACCGAACATGGACCACCAATACCGCCTGGACGACGTCCAGCACATCCTCCACCGCATTGCAGACGAAGACACCCCAATCCAGTACGACAGCGACCCGACAAACAACCTCATCACCGTCACAGACGCAGTAGCCACCCTCTGCTGGAACATCCAGTCAGCAACACAATTCACCATCTCCCCACACCCCGACAGCATCTGCGCGCAAGACATCTACGAAGAGGCAAACAAGATCGCCGGATTATGCCTCACAGAGCTCGACAATATGCGACGGGGCATCAAAAATGCCGGCATCACCATCGTCACCGACTGCGCCGACGCCACCCTGTCCTCCGAGCCACCACTAAGTAAGCTGGACGTAGCAATAGACCCGAGCGAGCGCATCAAACGACTCATCGAAGCCCTCGGAGAGGCCGCCCCATACTGGGTCCACACGGACAACCTCAACGAAACGGAAATCAGCTACCGCGAGGAAACCATCGCCATGCTCGCCTACCACGCAACCTGCGCCATCATCGCCACCAACCGTCAGCTCATCGCAAACTAACACGAAAGGAACAGAACAAATGGACACCACAAACCGCACCGAAACCTTTACCAATACTCTGCGAGAAGCCTGCTCGACAAGACTACTCGGCGACTACAACAACCAACCACCCATAGACAAGTTCATCACACTCACCGGCAACCTGTACGACCTCTACTGGGAAATCATGGCCGACGCCAAAACCACCCACCCCGCCAAAAAGATCATCGCAGCAGACAGAATAAAATACAACGCAACAAACGTCATCAACATTTGCGTAGCCGAACTCAAGAACCTCGGTCACACCAACGAAGCCACATGCACCCTCATCGCCCACGACTGCACAACAGAAACGGAGACACACAATGACTGACGAAACCTTCACCGCCCTCCAATACGCAGGCCCCACCAGATGGCACCACCTCATCGCACCCACACGCACATTCCCCCTCACCGAATTCTCCATCCACTCCATCGCCTACGCAATGAGCCCCGGAGACGTGAAGCTCAGCGACAATGAGCCCATGGTTCAACTCGGCATCCTCGCTGCGGCCGCCAACCTCACCTCCAACGCCATCGCCAACAGCATCTTCACCGCTGACGCGAACATCATCTTCAAGGACGCCAGGATGACCGCGAACATCCTCGACGCCACAAACAAGAGCCTGCCGCAATTCACCCCCAACGCGAGCACATACAGACATGTTGCGCGAGCACTGAGAACAAACGACCCACAAGTCATGTCAATGCTTCTCATCGACGTCATCCGCACCGCCAACCACATCGTCAACAACTAACACCCCCGGGGGCCGGCAACACCAGCAGGCCCCCACCAACACCCCACACAGCACATGAACACCGAAACCACCATCATCGGCATCGCCCTCAGCGGCGACCGCAACGCCCTCATCGACCTCGACAACATCCACCCCCACCACTTCGCCGACACCCGCAACGCCGCCATCTGGCAACTCGTCGAAGACTACAAGCAGAAGAACCCCGGCCAAGGACTCACCCCAGACCTCCTCCTCGACAAACTACCCTCCATCACCACCGCACACGTCACCCCCGACTACCTCCTCGACACCATGGACGGCGTCCACGGAGGCCATATCAACCTCGCAGGCGTACACGCAAACAAACTCATCGAAGCCGGCGGAGACCCCAGCGACGCAGAAGCCAGCATCCGCGAACTCCTCAACCAAGTCAGCACCGGCAGCACAACCCTCGTCAACAACGACACCTGCCTCACCCAAATCACCGACTTCACCACCAAAGCAACACCCTTCACCCCCACACCCTGGCCAGACCTCAACCACATCATCGGAGGCTGGAAACCCGGCGGCCTCTACGTCATCGCCGCCAGGCCAGGCGTGGGCAAAACCTTGGCAGCCCTACAAGCCGCAACCGAGCTCGCCGACACCGGCCACGTCTACTTCGCATCACTGGAAATGGGTGGCCGTGAACTCTGGTCACGCATCATGGCCAACATCGCCAACGTACCCGGCGACACAGTAACCCGCCGCCGCCACCCCACCCCCGACGAACAAGCCCGCATGACCGCAGCCGCCCCCCACCTCAGGCAACTCCCCATCCACTTCGACGACCGCGCAAACCTCACCATCGGCGACTTCGTAGCCACCACACGCCTCCTCCACCGCCAACACGGACTCACCGCCGCCTTCATCGACTACATCGGCCTCATCAACGCCGCCCCCGGCGACCGCCGCGCCCGCTGGGAGCTCATCGGCGAATACACCAGGGCCCTCAAGAACCTTGCCAAGGACCTCCAAATCCCCATCTTCGCCATCGCACAGCTCGGCCGCCAGGCAGAACAGACACCCGGAGGCGAACTCCAGCTCAGCCACCTCAGGGAGTCCGGCAACATCGAGCAGGACGCCAACGTCGTCCTCCTCCTCTCCTGCCCCCACGAGAACGGCGTCACCGACTGGACCCGCGCCGACATCCACGTCGCCAAGAACCGGGAGGGCCGCACCGGCCACGTCCTCCTCGAACGCGAAGGCGACTACTCCAGACTCAACCACCTCGGCTGGACACCCTCAGGCCACTGAGGAAACCAACAGGGGGCCCATCAACACTGGTGGGCCCCCACTGCTTGACAAGCGTGTCCCACCCTGTCTACAGTAAGTACGTCAGCAAACGAGAAGCCCCCAGGATTCCACCCCAGGGGCCACTCACAGAAGAAACAAGAACAGGAACGAAGCTAATTTGTTCTTGCACAGAAAGGATACCGCATGGCCAGCGAACCCGTCTACACCCTCCACCCCGACATGATCACCCTCCGCCAAGCCGAAGCCATCACAGGCATCGACTACAAGGCCATCCACGACGCAGCCCGCAAAGGCCACATCTACTGGAACCGCTACAACGCAGTCCCCACCTTCCGCGTCAGCCGACGAGACACCATCACATGGGCCGCTGGCCGGAAGGCGGCATGACATGGCAGCCCATACCACAACATGCCACATCTGCGGAAGCACATTCACACCCAAAAGCGCCAACGCAAAATACTGCTCACCCGAATGCAGAAAAGAAGCCAAACGCAAAGCCGACAGGGAATTCATGCGCAAATGGAGAGCAGAAAACCCCGAAAAGAACGCCGAGCGACGCAAACGAGAAGACCCCGAACTACACAAGCAGCGCACACTCCGCTGGCGCGAACAACACCCGAAGAAAGCGAAAGCCCAAGCCAAAGCCTACCGCCAAGCAAACCGCGCATCCGAGACCGCGCGAATGCGCAGATGGCTAGAAGACCCAGAACACAAAGAGCGCCATTACGCAAACATAAAGCGATGGGCCATCCGCAACCCGGACAAGGTAGCAGCCTGCAGGGTACGTAGGGCGCGAGCCGAACTCGAAGGCAACGCCACGCGAGAGCTCATCAACGCAAAATGGGAATCAAGCGACAAGACCTGCTGTCTCTGCGGTACGCGGATCGACGACACCCTCAGCTCGCCCCACCCCATGTCGCCCACCCTTGAGCACCTCACCCCCATATCGCGAGGAGGAACCCACAACCTCGACAACATCGACTTCGCCCACCGCGCCTGCAACACCAAAAAGGGACCCAAGACGCTCGACGAGTTCCGAGAGTGGATGAAGCGGACTGCCTGAACGGCACCCAAAGCGCCCCATGGAGCCAAAAACAGGCGACCATGGGGCCAACTTCACTTCTCAAACTTGCACGCAACCAGATTTCCCATGACGCGTAGCGGTCGGCTGAGGTGGGGCGGGGGGTTATTCCCTGGGGTGTCTGGTGTTTGTTTTTGTGTCGCTGGTTATTTCGTCGTCGTGATTTTTGGTGTTTGTGCTGGTCGCGCGTGTTGGTGTTTGTTGTCGCTGGCTGTGTTTGCGTGTTTGTGTGTTGGTGTGTTAGTTGCGTGCGTGCGCGTGTGTGTTGGTGGTTGTGTGTACGTGTGTTCGGTGGTGTAGGTCACGTTGGTTGTTGTGTGTCTGAGGTTGACGTGGCTGTGTTCGTGTGGCGTACAGTTCTGGTCATCAGCAACACAGCCCCAGCGACAGGGCGAACGAAAGGAACACGACGATGAGCAAGACGATGCGGCGCATGGCACTGGCCCTGATGCTTGGGGTCATGGCCCTGGTGGGTTATGCGCCCGCCTATGCGGCTGAGGACACCGCCCCTACTGGTGGGTGGGTGCTCGCTGAGACTGGTGCCCCCGTTGACGCGTCTGAGACTCCCGCATGCGGGTCGGAGGATCAGGAGTACGGGCCGTGCCTGTGGGACGCCCGCACTATGGGGAACGGTTCGGGGCGCTCGTTCATCGTCGAGGAGGACGGCAGCGTGTCCTACCTACGGTGGCGTGACGGGCGTGAGCTCGAGTTCCCGGGATGGTTGTGGGTTGGTTCGGTTGAGCCCGCCACTACGGCCGGCCTGCCGTCGTGCACGGACGTGCACGGTGAGGTGACCTGTCAGCGGGATGGCCGGTACGTGCTCGCCGTTGATTCCCGGGCATGCACGCAAACCATCACCACCACTGAGGGTGAGCGCTACATCCCCGGGCCCGCCGTCGCTAAGGCACTCAGTGACCAGTGCGACCGTAGCGCGGTTAGCGGCCACCAGGACCAGGCAGGACTCCACGGTGCACGCAGTAGTGACTCTACGGGGGTTGTGCATTCGGCTTCGCCGAACGCGGCTGTGAATGACGTTGTGGATAAGCCGACCTCTCCTAGTCGTGGCAAGGTTGTGGGTCCTGTGGTTTCGGGCGCTAGGGACAACTACGACGTTGAGGTTGTGGTGGTGTTTGGTGCGCTGACTCTGTTGGGGCTTGCTGGTGGTGTGTGGTGGCAGCGGCGTCGTGATGGTCGGCGCGTGGGTCGTCATGGCCGCCGGTGATTGATTGGGGTCGTCTATCGCACACGTGTTCGACCAATTGCCGTGGTGGTTGGTTGGCGTGATGCGATAGGCGGCCCTTTGCGTGTGTGGCGGTTGGGCGCATATCGACTTATTGCACTGTGTCGGCGGCCGCACGTGGGTGGCGCACGTCATTCGTTTGGGCCTGTTTTCTAGGACCTTGGTCCTATGTCTGACACAGGCGCGGCATGGGTGTCTCACAGTTGGCGTTCAGGTTGTGTTCTATGACCGTTCGAACGATTCGGTTCGGGGGCCTGAGAAACACTTATGACAAGCCCACTTGACATGCTGGATTGGCTTGATTCTGCGGGAAAACCGCCCCCTATATGGTCGTCTCACCGCGCGGGCGATCAGCGGCCCGCCGAGCGAAAGGAACTGCAATGACCTACTACAACGACGCCCTGGCCTGCGAGATGACCGAGGACGAGGCCATGGTTATGGACCCCACCGTAGAGCCCCTGTGGCGCGTGCGGGCCGCCGAAGCCCTCCTGTCCGGCCTTGGTGTGGCGCCCTGGGGCGTGATGGCGCGGCGCATGGTCCAGCGTGAGCGGCTGGCCGCTAATTTCTGGGAGCGCAAATATGCGGGTGAGGCGCTGGCCTGATTGACCCGCTGGGCCCCCGGTTCCGCTTCGGCGGGGCCGGGGGCTTCGCTTTGCCTGCCCACAGGGGGTGCTGTAAGCCCCTCTGACGCACTTTGGGGGTGCGGGTGGTACCCGCATATGGGTGGGGTGCTGTAAGGCGCTCAGATTGGCTTAGACGGCCTCTCGCGCGCGTGTGCGCGTGCGCGCGTGCGTACGTGGGCGCGTGTACGCGGCGAGATTGAAGTGCAGCGTCGAACGTGCGTTCGATGACGTAGGTCACGCGAATTGGTGCCCGTTCCGGCTTGACTCACTGCGTCTCGGGGGGCGTATGGTTGAGCCATCAGCACGGAGCGAACCGCTCCACCAAGAAAGGATCACAGCAATGACCACCATCGCCCAGTACGCCACCTCCCACAACATGCAGCCCAGTGAGGTTGCCACTCTCCTCAACGTCGAGCACGACTACCGCGATGACGACATCCTCCCCGAGGAGAGTCTCGCCGTCCTCAGCGGTGACCCCGACGGCATGGCTGAGAGCATCGCCGCCAACCTGAATGGCTGGGGCATCAAGTACACGGAGACCAGTGACGGCTTCGGTGTCGGCCTCCTCTCTGTCCGCATCGCCGCCGAGCGCGGGCGCTCGCTGGCCACCATCCTTGACGGCGCCAACCTGGTGGGCGTGACCAGTGACGCGGACAAGGCCGCCGCGCTCCTGGCGTTCCCCCTGGCCCGCAAGGCGTGGCAGGCCGGATACACGGGTGACTTCGAGATCGACGTCCTGGACGGCTTCCTGGACATGCGCCTCTCCTACGGGAGCGATGACGTCACTATCCACGCCCCTATCGACTCCGACCTCGAGTTCGCCGTCGTGGAGCACCCCCTGTTCCTCGAGAACGTGGACATGGCTGACCTTGAGGCGGTCCTCGAGTCCACTCAGCTGGCCTACCAGGGCCCGGCTGAGGCGTGGCAGGTGCTCTGCAACGCGGCCGATTTCGAGCAGGACGACTGGACGACGCTGGTTGGGCGCTTCCACTGGCGGGCCCGCTTCGACCACGGCGACCGCCTCACTAAGGTCTCCACCAGTGAGTCCGACAATGTGGCGCTGGTGGAGGACTACGACCCTGAGTCTCCCATCCGCGTGATCGACGTTGACGCGGTGAGTGACGTGACGTGCTGGTCGCATGGTGATGCCGCCGCCGCCGTCCTGTACGCGATCTCCTGACACGTTCAGGTAGCCCGAATGGTTGTAGCGGGGGTCCGATTCCCCCGCCGGGCACGACACCCATCCACCTACCCGCACACCTAGGAGCAACACCATGATCGCCACTGAAGACCGTCTCGCTAGCGCGCTCGAGTCCGCCGTCGAAGACCTTGAGTTCAGCCTGGACGCCGCGTCACTCGAGTTAGAGGTCATGACGTCACCGAACACGAATGAGTACATCATCGTCTTCGCTGACGGCGCGCGCCACGCATACGTCACCGCGGAACTCTCGTGGGATGACACGCCAATGGTGTTCGTAGACATCTACAGCGTGAACGCCGACGGCGAAGAGAACTGGGTGCACGCAGACCTGAGCGTGAGCGACGCCATCACCTATATCGTCAACGCCTGAATTGGAGGACTGGAAGCAATGAGCACTATCAGTGAGCGCGTCTCCGCCGCATTCAAGGCGGCCACGAGTGAAGACAAGGCCCTTTCGGGTAGTTGGTATGCCGCCAACGCAACACACAGCCTGGAAGTGCGTAATATTCTGGGTACACGCCGCCGCGAAGCGATCGCGCAGGTGTCAGCCAAGGATGCAATGAACGTTAAGTACTGGGCTGAGCGGCGCCGCGAGTGGACTAGCGTTGAGGTTATGACTCACATGCTGCTTGACGCCGAACAGCGCGCTAATGCGCTTGCAGCACTGGCTAATGTGCTCGGCGCTAATGGTTGGCATGTCCGCCCTATCCTCGAGTCGTCTACTTGCGGCGGCCTTAGGGCCAGCAAGGACGGCAATGAATTTCAGGTGTACTCGAGCGGTGAGGTTCGCGGGCATGATGACGTAGCGGTCCGGTTCGCTATGGATGCATTCGAGGTCGCGCTCGAGAGGGTTGGCGTCAGCTAGGTCGGACGGCTTGGCCGCACATCGTTGCGGTCATCCCGCCTCATCTAGAGGAATCGCGTAGCAGAAACACGGTCCGTCGTTGAATAACGCTTGCGCACGTTGTTTGAGAACTACATAGAGATCGAAAGGCCATAGGTGGCAGGCACCGCACGCACGGATATGTCCTCGCGTAGTCGATACAGTCTGCCCACCTATGAGTCACCTAGACCGCCCTACTAGTTACTACTACCGCTAGGGGTTTGCTGTGATCCATTTTGGTCTAGGTGGCCCATAGGTGACCCGCAAGGCGCGGGACCTAGAAAGGAGTCCGCGATGGATTATCAAGTCAGTAACATCCCAGAATTGGAGGGCGCCATCGCTGATGGTGCAACATTCTCGGATAGCATCTACCTACAGGACGGCACGGACCTCAGGGGCGCAGACGTGACCAAGGAACTGGACTATCGGCTTGCCGCCAATGCGCACGCCGTGGTCGACTCGTCTCTGCCCTCCTGGTTTGTGTTTAAGTATGATTGCTCGCTCACGATTCACTGGGATCGCGAGTGCGCCTTAACTTTCGGCACGCCATTTTCTGGCGTGAATGCCGTGGTGCGACTCGTCGGCTGGCCCAACACCCCCGCGACGGAAGCGGTCATCAAGACACTCAAGTCTCGCAACGTCACTGTCCTGATCTACGAAGATTATGACGCCGTCGACCCGGGGTGCGCCCCGGCTAGTGCCGTCCAGGTGCCCGGTCCGCCCCACTACACTTGGGTAGGAGAGGCATTGGCCGCCAATGGGGCGCCCGCGTTCTCGGCTGACCTACAGTCCTGGGACTTGCTTGATGCCCTCTTCCCCGAGAATCCTCATCTGTGGAACGTCGGGAAGTACCTCACCCGGTACGGCCGCAAGGGAGGCGAGAGCAAGCGCGTAGATGACCTACGCAAGGCCGCCACCTACCTCGAGCGGGCCATCAAGGCAGAGGAGAATCGTGCCAGTTAACGCGCCACTCGAGCACCGTCTCATCACGCACGCAGACATGCGTCGCATGCCCGACGGGGCCACCGTCTACAACGACCTACACGAACCGTGGGTCAAGCACGGCCCATGGTGGCACCTGAACGACGGCGACACTCGCCTACTCGGCACGGAACTCAAGCGCCTATCAGCGTGGCTGTACGTGCTCGAGCCATTCAACCCACACCGCTACGTCTGGCAGCACTAGCCAGGCGCACACGAAAGGAACCCACCCATGGATCACACCTACGCCCCAAACGTAGCGATGCAGCTGGCCACCATGTGGCCTCACTGCCGGTCATACGTCACACCCACGCCCATGGGGTACGCCGTCACGTTCGGCGCTGTAGCGGCGGAACTCACCCCGGACTGGTGGACAGTACGCAAGCCCGACCACGCCGATCGGCACTGGGGGTACGTCGAATGCGACGAAGTGGTAATCGCGGACACGCTTGCCGAGGCGAACGCCCACAACCACCACGACTCCGTTAAGGGGCGCATCACGGCGTTCGATCGGCGCCTGCGCGCGCGTCGCGTCGGTGACGTGTACAGCATCACCACGGCGGAGTCGGAGACCATCACCATCGTCCCCATTGGTGGCATGATCGCGGTGACTGCCGGGGGCGTGACCCACGAGGTAGCAACGATGGGGCACGCGATCATGGCCGTAGGGTCGCTGGTGGCTTCCACTAAGTAGATTCCAGGATAGGGGGTTCCCAAGAGAATAGGGGCCTCCCAAGAGAGGAGTACAGATGACAGAACAGCTAACAGTCCACCAAGCACTAAGCAAGGTCATGGGGGACGTTCAGGCAGTCAGGAAGGACAGTAAGAACCAGGCGCAGAAGTTCCTCTTCCGGGGGATCGACGCCGTAATGAACGCGGTAGGGCCCGCGTTGCGTAAGCACGGAGTAACGATCCTCCCTGAGGACGTTGAGGTGCACCGCAGCAACGGGACCACGGCAAGCGGAAAGCAGACCGCCGAGGTGGTCGTCAAGGTCACTTACCGGATCTACGGCCCAGCTGGGGACAGCATCCACGGCAAGGTAGCGGCCGAGGCGATGGACTTCGGCGACAAGGCGATCGCCAAGGCGATGAGTGTCGCCTACAGGACGTTCCTCCTTCAGGCGCTCACCATCCCCACGGACGAGCCCGACCCTGACGGTGAGTCCTACGAGAGTGGGGTTCCCAAGAGAATAGGGGCCTCCCAGGAGAACAGGGCCTCCCAGCGGGATACCCCCCTCCCAACGGAACAGGGGGTTCCCAAGAGAACGGCCGCCGAACAGTGCGGAACGATCCTTGACGGATTCTGCGCCACCCACCAGCTGGACGGCAACAAGGTTCGCGAGGAGTACTTCGCAGCAGGTGGCAAGGCCAACCCGGACATGCTCAGGGCATGGCTGGCACAGAACTACGGGGCGGGGAAGGTCCAGTGAGCAAGAAATCAGCAGCCCGCAGAGCGGCCATCGCGGCACACATCGCCAAGGTGGCCTCCCAGGAGAAGAAGAATGCCCTCAAAGAGCTTGAGGAGTACATGGAGCCTGGCGACACGACCAAGCCTCAGGTCGACGGCCTCCAGGTGGGAACGGTGAGCGTCAGCGCACCCCAGCCCAGGTATCAGGTGGTTGACGAGAAGGCCCTCGTGACCTGGCTCGAGTGGAACAAGCCGGATGCGGTGCACAAGGTGCCCGCCCCGTGGTTCGTATCCGCCGCAGCCCTGGATGGGTTCATCAAGCAGACTGGGGAGGTACCCGATGGGGTAGAGGTCGTTCAGGGCGATCCGCGCATCTCAGTACGCATCTCCGCTGCGCAGGAGGAATCCATCCGGGAGCTCATCTCCACAGGGGACATCAGCCTCCTCGAAATCGAGGGCGGGGATGTGTAGAAAGGGGGCTCCCAGGAAAACAGGGCCCTCCCAGGAAACAAGGGAGCTCGTGTACGAGAGGGACGGCTACCGGTGTGCCCGCTGCGGCAGGCATGCCGGTAACGGCCCCATGAGCATCCAGCACCGGAGGGCGCGCGGCATGGGAGGCACACGTCAGCCGAACACCAACAGCCCCAGCAACCTCATCCTCCTCTGCGGGGATGGGGTGCGGGGCTGCCACGGCTACATTGAACAGAACAGGGCTGAGGCGCGACGCACGGGGTTCAACGTCCCCCAGTTCGTAGCCAACCCTGAAAGCATCCCGGTCACCTACTGGGATGGGAGGACCTACATGCTTAGCGACGAAGGAGGCAGGAAGTGCTTGGCATAGTCGAGGTGACCTACACGTTCGCCACCATTGAGTGCAACTGGCCGAACTGCACCAACAAGATAAACCTGAGCCCCGGCGTTATGGACATCGATCGAGAGCAGCGCGACCTGAGCGCCCTACGAAACCTAGCCACTCGTCGCGGGTGGCGCATCGACAACACCAACATGCGGGTTACATGCCCCGAACACACAAAGGAGAGCAAATGACGACATTCGAAAACCTTGCAAGGAAGTGCTTGAAGGGCGCCGACTCGTTCGATGAGCGACGCCTCTACACGGTAGGTCGCTGGCACAAGAGCCTCGGGTGGATGCAGTCCTTCATCTGTGAGATCGAGGACGCATCATGCTCCAGCGAGGAGGATGATGTTGCTTCCGAGATGGCATACCACCTTCGAGACATCGCCAGCGGGGCCGCGATCATGCTCAGCCAGCTCGGAGTGACTGATCCTGCGGCGGCGTTCGTTGACGAGTACGCCAAGGCGTCCGCCAAGCATCCGGGCATGACGCTCGACAGCGACAAGCACACCGACGAGTCTCGCTTCTACGCCTTGGCTGAGGAGGTCGGGGAGGTTTGCGCCGCACTCACCTACGACAACAAGGCTGCGACCGGCCACAACTCGGACCTCATCAGCGAGGTCACCCAGGTTGGGGCGCTCGCCATCGCCTGGCTCATCCGCTACCGAGATGAGGTATAGCTATGAGCGCCGACGACAAGCGCGTCCAGGACTGCCTGGAGCAGATTCGAGTCCGCGTAGACAACTGGGCGCAGGGCAACGGGTATGGTCCCGATGGGTGGCCTAAGGATGCCGCTGAGCATGACGTCATCTTCCTACTCAACCACATCGCCGACTTGGAGGACGAGGCTCGAGAGAAGAACGCATGGGAGGGGCGCTATAACGCCCTCCTCGAAGAGTGCGAGAACTCTCGGCCTCGTGAGTATGCCGGCAATGGGAGAGACCTCGCTTACGGCTCCGTCGTCATCGACCGCGAGGGTGACGCTTGGCAGCGCCACGCATATGGTGGCTGGTCTTGCTACATGGTGGAAGGCCTGGGGACACTCCCCGCCAAGCACGCCCCCTACACCATTGTCTACACCCCTAAGGAGGAATCATGAGCGTCCTGCTGACTGCAGCTATCGTGGCGGCCCTCATTGCATTGGGGGCCTACGTCAGCGTAGCTGCCCAACGCGACCACCTGGAGCGACGGGTGGCCGAACTGGAGTACCAGCTCAGGCTAGCCCTGGAGAGGCCTTGTGACTAGGACTCGTAAGAGCGCCAAGGCCGCCGGGGCGCGGTTCGAGAGAGTTGTCGCCGACTACCTCGCCGAGGAGTTGGACGACGACAGGATTGACCGCGCCCCCAAGGCTGGGGCCAAAGACAAGGGCGACATCGCCAACGTCCGCATGGGCGACCACAAGATCGTCATCGAGTGCAAGGACGTGGCGCGCATGGACCTGCCGAAGTGGACCAGGGAGGCTCAGGTTGAGGCAGAGAACGCCGATGCACTCGTAGGTGTCGTTGTCCACAAGCGACACGGAGTTGCCAAACCTGACCAACAATGGGCTACAATGACACTCGTAGGCCTCACCAGGCTCCTGAAAGGACAACGATGAAAACTATCCCCGGCTACCTCAGTAAGAACGAGGCGGCCAACACACTCGGCATCACACGCCGAACCCTCGACCGACACATCCAGAAGCACAAGGTACCCACCTTCCGCTTCCTCGGAGACCCAACCATCTACGTGCAAGAGCACGACATCAAGAAACTCCTCTCACCCATCCGAAAGGCAAACTAACCATGGCATGCGACATCACCGTCGAAGGCAATCTCGGCCAGGACCCAGAGGTTAAGTACACGCAGTCCGGACAGCAGATCACCGAGCTCCGCATCGCCGCCACCGCATCCCGCAAGACCCAGGATGGCGGCTGGGAGGATGACGGCGACCCCATGTGGGTGACCGCATCCTTCTGGGGTGAGCAGCACGGATACCTCGCCGACATTCTCAAGAAGGGCGATAAGGTTACCGTGACCGGGCTCCTCATCCAGCGAGGATGGGACGGCAACGACGGCCAGCGGCGCACCAGCCTTGAGGTGAAGTTCCCTCGCTTCCGCGGCGCCGTACCTCGCCGCAACAGCCGGCAGCAGGCATCCTTCAACGCGCCCCAGGGCGGCCAGCAGGGCGACCCATGGGCCAACGCGCGCGCCCCCTTCTGAAAGGAATCGAAGCATGACTGACTGCGAGAAGTCCCTCATCTTTAATGGCATCGCAATCACTGTCCTCTTTGTGTGTGTGCTTGCCCTACTGGCGGCGGGCGTAATTCTGCTGCCGTGGTGGCCCGCTAGAGTGGCCTGTGTGATCGGCCTCATCTACTATGCCTTCCGCACTATTGCCGCGTACTACGCAACCAGATAGTGCCCCACCTCAAACGCAAGACGACACACCCTCACTCCAGGGGGCAAGTCATCTGCGACGCCTGCTTCACCACAATCAGGCAAGGACTCATGTACCGGAGGGACACCTGGAAGGACGGAACCTACCACTGGTCCCTCCGGTACTGCCCAGACTGCTGGATCATCCTCGACGAGGTAGAAGCCGCAACACAACCAACCTACGGCGGCCCAGACGCAGAACACTACGAGCAATGGGCCGCCACTCACATCAACACAGAAAGAGGGCAATCATGGATGCTGAGAACATTTCCGCCCTAAGGTGGGTCGCATGGTGAACATTACGTTGCGCGGCCCGCAGTGGCTGGCCCGCATGGAGTGCAGCCAGTGTGGCATCAGCCGCATCGAACAGGCACACCCGCACACCAAGCCGTGGGTGGCCGTCGAATCAACCATCAAGACTACAGCCCGCACCCTCGGCTGGCATGTCGGATCGCGGGCGGCCGTCTGCAGGGCCTGCAGGAGGGCGAAGTGACCTACGTCTACAGGGCATTCAGCATCTGGAGCGAGAAGCCTCAAGCCCTCGTTAAATGCGACAAGTGCGGCAAGACGAACGGCATTGACCTCATCCCCGGCACAACAGCACAACATAATCGCGTCGAGCTTGAGAGTTGGCTGCTCCAGTGTGGTTGGGATGTAGAACTCACCGACGACGGCCACTGCCTGTGCAGCCAACACAAGGAGGAGAAGTGACCAAGACATGGCGATACGTGGATGTGCGCTGCACCTGGAAGCCTGTCGCCCGCTACCTCGCATGGAAGTGGCGGCGGCAAGGTTACAGGACGGCATACGTCTCAGTGAGCCCTTGCAAGGCTCTCGTAGGGGCGCTAGACTATAACCATTCCGGTGAGTGACTCCGCTGGATGTGGGATAGGTGAACGGCCCGGGGATTGACCAAGATGTCTCCCCGGGCCGTTGCCATACTCTGGAAAGAAAGACAAGACACCAATGACCCCCCTTGATGAAGCCATCATCGAGAACGACCTCCTCCCCGAGGAACAGCGCGCCACTAACGTGGAGCTCGCCGCACGATTCAACACCTCAGAGTCGTCCGTGCGCAGGCACCGAGCCAAGCTCAAGCGCCGCGGCGCCCCCGACATGGGGTACGACGCATTCTTCAATGACGTACCAGTGGATGCGATCCTTCAACGCGGGAAGACCATCCGCCTCCCCGACGGCTCCTACGAGAAGATCACGTGGAAGCCAGGCGTCGCGGAGATGGCCGAGGCTAAGCGCCTCTCCTTCGACGACCTGGAGCCAGTCTTCCGTGAGCCCATACTGTCGAAGCCTGCCCCTATCGTCAAGGACGATGAGGACACCCTCGTGGTATGTCTCGCCGACTTCCAGGTCGGTAAGCGGCAGTCAGGCGGTGGCACAGAGGACACTGTTCGTCTCGTGCGCCGCGCCATCAAGGATATCGCGGACGACATCCGCTTCCGTGATCCCTACAAGCGCATCATCCTTGCGGACGTAGGCGACTCCACGGAGGGATTCTGGAACGTCGCCAGCCAGGCCCAGACCAACGACCTATCCCTAACCGACCAGATCAGGACCGTGCAGCGCCTCTACGCCGAAGCCCTACACGCCCTCGCCCCCCTCTGCTCATCCCTCTACTACGTGGCAGTCCCATCCAACCACTGCGCCGTCCGCACCGGCCCCGGCAAGAACAGCCGCGCCAACGCGCCGGACGACGACTTCGGAATCATGATCTCCAAGAACATCGAAGACATCATCGCCGGCCGCAGCGGCTACGAGCACGTCACCTTCCACCGTCCCGAGAAATGGGAGGAAGCCGTCACCGTGGACGCCGCCGACGGGACACGCATCGGCTTCACACACGGCCACCTGGCGGGGCAACAGTCGAAGGTGCCCTCCTGGTTCAGGGACCTCGCGTTCGGGCGCCGTAGTGGCCTCTACGACGCTAGAATCCTCGTCCACGGGCACTGGCACAACTTCGCCGTCAGCCAGGCCGGGGACGCCCGATGGGTCATCTCCTGCCCCTCCGCCGACCGCGGCTCAGACTGGTGGACTAACCTGTCCGGCGACTCCACCAAGCCCGCAATCCTCACCTTCGAGGCCCAGGGAGGGAACGCCTCATCCTGGGAGCTCTACTCCTGACCCCCACTTGTAACTGACCTGATACAAGGAGCACCTCGGGAAGGAGGCGACATGGGATGGTACTGGGATGCCACCATCGGCAAGGCGCTGAGTGGCTGGCGATGGAAGCTACACCACCTCTGGTGAGATAGGCCGAGGCCCCCTCTCCTGAAGCTTAGGAGAGGGGGCCTCGTCTTACCTCAGGCGATCTTACGGATCACCAGATCATGCACATACAGGACCGGGATCGGAGCGTCCAGCCATACCCCCCACACGTCGCCGATCTTCTCATCCACCTTGCGGGGCTCAATCTCCAGGGACAACTCCAGGTGGTCTCCCTTGCGGACGGTCAGGTCGGCGATCTTCGACCCCTGATCCACCTGTGCCGGGTGTCCCTCCTCCTGATAGCGGCGGGCCGTCCACAGGTTCACCTGAGCCTCCTCCTCACCGAAGTTTCCCCCGGGGAAGGAGTAGCGCATCGTCAGCAGCCACTTCCCGTCCGAGGGCTTCAACTGGTCCAGGCCGGGCACGAGGGCCGAGTGCTGGAAGTCCAGGCGCACGCCGTCACCCGTGTCTGCGGCACTGATCTTCGGCCACTCCCCGATCGGCGGGAACAAGTCATCAGCATGCGAGATGGCGCGCTCCGTGCGCACAATGACCGTCCCGAGCGGAGTGTCTGCCGGGATGGCCTGCCCCTTGTCGAGGCGCAGCACCCGCGGGAACACGGCCAGGTTCTTGGCCAACGCCTGAGTCAGCTCCTCGGCGTGCTCGGCGATACGTTTGGTGGCCTCACCGTCAGCCTTCGTCTGCTCAGCTGCGGAGCGCGTGGCACGAATGGAGTCACCCATGGCGGCCACCTGGGTCCTGGGCGCGTAGATCGAGTCAGCGACCTCCCGGGTGACATACTTCGTGAGGTCCACCGCAGGAGCCGCAGGCTTAGCCTCGTCGTTGATCTTCACCCCCGACGTGCCGATGTTGATGGTCACCTGCGACGGCAGGCACTGCCCCTGCTTCTCCTCTGACATGCGTCTCCTTACGCCTGGAACTCGATACTTGTGGGCACCTCACGGGCGCCATCCCACACGGTGATCGTGGCGGCCGCCTCGCGTGCCCCATCCCACACGAACACCGGCTGCGCCTTGACGGGCGTCTCATAGATCTTCAAGGACGAGATCGCCGCATCGCTAGAATCGGTCGGAACGCCGATCGACGGCAACCAGCGAGGCGCCGTACTGGCGGGAAGCTCAACCTCGGCCACCACCTTCGTCTGCCCCTGCGGGAGCGTGACGGTAGCGATGTTGAACGGGCCGTTGATCTTGACCTTGTTGTCGTTGAACCAGTTCACGCGCAAGTCGATGCGGGACTCAGCAGTGTCATGGTAGTCGACCTCGAAGGTGAACTTCCGGGACCCCACAGGCATTGCAGCACTGTCGTAGGGGGTGGTGGATGCGCCCGCGGGGAGGGTCGCCCCGCCACCCTGCCGGGAGCCCTTACTGCGCCACCACGCCCCCAGAACCGGGAAGATGCTATCTGCCACTATGCGTCCTTCCTGACGATGATCGTACCCGCCGGAGTGCCCGCCGGGACCTGCTCATGCTTACCGAGCGAGAGCACCTTGGGTCGTGAGCGCAGCTCCTCCACCTCGAGCTTCAGCGGCAGGTAGCCCTTAAGCCACGGGACCGTGAGGTCGAGGATGTGCTGCGACGGCGGATTCGCGTAGGGGTTACCCACGGGGGACCACTGGCCACCCTGCTGCGGGTCCTCGCGCAGCTGCCCGTCCGTGATGTACAGGTGGGCGATGCCGAGCTTGTCAGCCTTGTCGAACACGCTCCGGTAGTTCTCGCTGGTGACTCCATGGACGACGGCCCACCAGCGAGTGGAAGGGTACGCCTTCATGTGGTCCGGGAGGATCGGGGTGCCCGGGTCCTCGACCAGGAACGCGGCGGCGTCCTTCTCAAACATCATGCACACGTCGAAGTCGAGCTTGCACATTTCCTCGGAGATGTTCGACCCCGAGTTGATGACGATGAGGAACTCCTTGCCGTACTTGGCCCTGATCTTGTCGATGAGGGACTTGTAGGCGGGGATGCGGCCAGCCTGGGCACCCCATCCGTTGATGGCTTCGTCGAGGAAGACGCCCTGGCAGACGTCCCCGTACTGGGTTTTGGCCTTCTCGATCTGGGAGAGGATGTACGCCTCGGTGTACTTGTCGACGTCCGGGATGTTGTTGCGGCCCGTGTCGCCCGCAGGGAGGGTGGCCGCGAGGTACTGGGTCTTGACGTAGAACACGGCCCGCTTCGCCCCGGCGTCCAGGGCCAGCTGGGCCTGCTTCTGAAAGTCGACGTTGAACTCATCCCAGTTGCCGCTGTTCCGGTTCAGGGTGACGATACCGAGGGAGCCCGCGAACTTCAGAATCTGCGCCCACTTCGAGGTCTTGCCAGGCTTGCCGTCCTCGTAGTAGTCGGGCCAGAAATAGGTGACGGGGGAGTAGTAGCGCTCACCGGGCTTGAAGGGGGTGATGGTCTTGGACAGGGTGTCTACGCGAAGGGTTAGCGCGTTAGCCGCCTCCAGGGTCTCATACTGTGCCAGGAAGCGCTCTAGGTTCTGATGCTGCACGAACGTGCTGTAGGCGTCATCCCTGGTGAGGTAGGAGGAGAGGTCTACGTGCCCACCAGCCTGAGCCTGACTGAGCTCAGCCTTCGTGGCGTAGGTCGATGCGGCCTCAGCCTTCGGGAGAGCCGCGTCCGCGATCGCACGGGCTGCCCGAATGCTGTCCCCCATGGCCGCAACCTGAGTCTTGGTGGAGTATGTGGAGGCGGCTGCGGCAGTAGTGAGGTAGTCGGAGAGTGCCGCCTGGGTGGCATACTTGCCGTCCGCCGTGGAGGCGGCCACGTACTGGGTGAGGTCAGTCTTCTTGGCGTACTTCCCATCCGCTGCCTCGCCGGTGATGAACCTGGAGGTGTCTGGGACCGTGGGGATGGAGCCCTTCACGGCCTCGAGGGCGCTCTTCGTGGCATAAGTCGAGGATGCCTCATCCTTCGAGAGGGCGGCGGTGGCTGTGGACTTCACTCCCTCGATCTTCGCGCTCAGAGCGTCGTCAGCCTGACGCATCTCCGTCTTCGTGGCGAACCCAGACAGGTCGGGGGCACCCTGCCCACCACCGCCGAGCTGAGCCTGGGCTAGGGCCGCCTTCGTGGCGTAGGTGGATGCAGCATCCTCTGACTTCAGGTAGCCGCCCAGGGACTCCTTCGTAGCGTACATCTCCGCAACTGAGGCGGTGGTTGCGTACTTGGCGAGCTCGACCTTCGTCGCCGCAGAGGTAGTGGCGGAGTCGATGCGCTCACCGAGCTTCCGCTCAGTCGCTAGCGCCTCCTCCTTGGTGGCGTAGGTGGCGGCAGCCTCAGCCTTAGGGAGAGCGGCATCAGCCGTGGTCTTCACGGAGTTCAGGCGAGACGACAGCGCGTCATCCCCGCGCGTCACCTCCTCCTTCGTTGCCAGCGTCGAAGTATCCACCTGACGCCCCTCAGACGCCTTGCGCAGGGCCTCTAGCTCCGCCTTAGTGGCGAAAGTCCGGTCGGCCTTCTCCGTGCTATACCAGGTTAGGTTAGCCATTAGTCCTCCATGCGAGTAGTCCATCCCCAACCTCGATCACGTCGGGGGCGTTAATTGCTTCGAGAGTACCGTCGCCAATGTCGCGGACTCGGCGCCCGTCACGGTCAGACGGGTCTTCAATACTGGTGCCAGAGAAGATGTCTACGAGATCGACCTCGGTGCCAGCGATGATGCGCGCGTCGATACAGCGAGTGAGGCCAGTGTCGCCGGGGATGTTGACGCACACCCGGTAGTTCTGCTCCCCGTCGGGAAGGGTCGATGGGGCTGCGATGTTCAAGAACGGCTCACCGTCATGGTTGACGAGGATGCCGTCAGGACGGAGCCGCCCCCCAGCGTAGTGGGCTATGAGAGCGTTTGTAGCGTCAACCTCTACGCCCTTGTACTGGGGGAGCGGGTCAAACGTGACTGTCCCCATGCGGCCGAGGCCCTCAGGGCCGACCACCTTACCTGTGATGCGAGCGTACCCTTGGGTCATGAAGTCTCCTGACGCCGATTCGTTACAACCTTCACTCTATCAATACGATCATGAAGGCTTGAGACCTCGTTGTTAAGATGAACTCTGTCAGCGCGCGCGTCATTCCTGACGCCCTCAACCTGCCCCTCCAGGCCCTGGATGCGGTGCGACTGATCCGCAACACTCTCCCGGAGAGCTCCAACGGCCTCCGCTAGGGCGTCCATCTTCGAGGTCAGGTCGTCGAATCGCATATCTAGGTCGTCTCGCAGGTTCGTGGCGTGGTTATTGTGCACCCCCTCGGATGCAGATTCAGCAGCGTCCGCAGCCCTTGCGACATGGACGCTCATGCGCTCCAGGCGCTCATCATTCTGCGCCTGCTGCCTCTTCAGCCTACTTGCGAGTCGAGCCACAAGTGCAGCCAGCAGCGCGACCGTAGCCGCAATGAGATCAGGCGACGTGAGTATCTGGCCTATCGGCAGGACGCTATCTACTGGCCGCACTGGCCACTCAGCTCGCGTGGCGGGGAGTGTACTCGACGGGTGCCGTGGCGATCGCCTTGTCCGTCTCCTTCGCGTCAGCGAGGGAGGTCAGGACGCTGGCCAGGACGGCGGTCGCAGCGATACCGAGCGCCCCCTTCCAGTCAATGTCGAGAATGCCGACACCCACAACGAAGGTGGCGAGCAGGGACTGGGCGAAGGTCTTCACGGCGCGGTCGAAGACGCCAGACCAGAATGAGGCTCGAGCGTAAATGCTCATGCACTCACCTCTTTCGGGAACAACTAGGGGGCAGGACTTCCGCCCCACCCCCTAGTTTACACTGCGTCAAACGAGGTCACATAAGCCGGAAGCTTCCCGACCGGGAGCGGTTCAGGGCCTCCTGGAGGGCCGCCCAGGTCGCCTCGCCGGGCTCCCCGTCCACGTAGTCACCGAAGGACCAGCCGTCAGCGAACCGGTTCCACATGTCCGGCGCGACTGGCTTCACCCAGCACCACGCCCAGTACTGGAAGACGCGCACCGCATGGGAGTCCCAGCCTCGATCCTCGGCCAGCTTCCCGGAGCCCGTGAGCATCTTCTGGGAGTGCTCAGGCACGGTCTTGTTCAGGTAGCGGCGGAGGTTGGCGACGGCATAGAGCTCGTTGTACCCGGGGGCGAAGACCTCGATGAGGCGCTGCACGGTGGCGGGCCCATACTCCCCATCCACCTCAAGGGCGCCCACGGTAGCCACGGGGGCGGGGGCGCCGGAGATGACCTGTCCGCCGCCGATCATCCGGTCCCAGGTGGCCCGATCGCGCAGGCGGTTCAGGTCCAAGGTCCCGTTATAGCCGGGCAACCTGCCATCCTCCGTGTACTGGTGGATCAACGGAGACCCCCAGTGCGAGACCGACGGCACAGCCGGGTCACTATAGGAGGTGCCATAGTCGCTGTAGTCAGGGCCACCCGCATACCAGAGGGGGTACTCGCGGGCCACGCTAGACCAGTCGTAGCCATTCAGGGCGCTGCCGTTCATGTAGATGCCGGGCGTGGAACCCGTCATACCCTTCACGGCGTCCAGGAAGGTCTTCGCCCAGCCGGGCCCCTGCTCGACCGCGTTCGCCTCCCAGTCAAGCCAAAGAGTCGCCTTACCGAGGTAGCCGCGCACGGCGTCCACGAAGTAGCGGGCCTGCTCCTGAGCGTCTCCGGGGCGGGCGAAGTGGTAGAAGCCGAGCCGCTTCGAGGCGCCAAGGGTGGAGTTGGCCTGCGACCCCATGTACGGGTTCACATAGTCATTGTCTTCGGTCGCTTTCACGATCACGAAGTCGGCCCACAGGGCGGCCACGTTCAGGCCCGCCTGGTGGCTGGAGATGTCGATGCCGTGCGCGTGCGCCGGGGCGCTCGGGGCGGCACTAGATGCCGGTGCGGGCTTAGCCTGGGCAGCCTGCCCCTTACGGAACTCAGGCCACTGCGACAGGAACTTCCCCTCATCGAAGCGGTGGCAGCTGGTCCACGCCCCCGACTGAGTGTGGGGGTGGCTGGAGTAGCGGACGGTACGCGTCTCGCCCCCAGTCTGGTCTCCAATGTAGCCGTCAATACTCCCATCTTCAGCAATCCATGCTTCAGAGACGAGAGGGTCGCCACCATCCTCAACAGCGATGACCACGTGCCCCCTGCCGCCCTCATTCGCAGCAGAGAGGATCACGTCCCCGACACGGAACCCACCCTGAGGGGTGAGGTCAGAGTCGTTCCACGGGACCTCGTTGAATCCCCGAGCCTCCAGGCCGGGACGCATGTTCCCCGTCCAGTGGTCGTTAATCTCCGGGAGGGCCGGGTGGCCCCAGGCCGCCCCATAGGTGTCGTGGATGCCGTAGCAGATTGCCCCGCACACGAGGCTGGAGCAGTCAGCGTTCTGGGGGGAGGACACGTGCCCCTCCCAGTCGGCGTTGGCATACCAGGTGCGGCGGTCGGGCTGCGAGTACCCGACGTTCTCCTGGTCGCAGATTCGGCGGGCGATACGCGCCGCCACACTCTGAACTGTCACTTACTCTCCTTAGTCTTGACGATATCTTCCTCCAGGGCAGCGGCCCGCTGCTCTGCGATCACTGCCCGGCGCGTCAGAGCGGCGATCTCGGCCGTGAGGGCGTCGATCACTGCGATGGCGTCTACCTGCGGTGCTTGGGGTGTCATAGATCCTCCTGAACTTCCTCTGCTGGGGGTGTCTTTGGTGGCACGGGCGAGGGGCCGTAGCCTCCACGACCATCATAGGCGACGGCCTGACTGTCCTCACCGTCCTGAGCGGTCGCTGGCGGGAGTACCCACACCGGCTCCTTGGAGCGGTCCCTGAGGGACACGGTGTCAGTCTTCTCGTCCCACTCGTCGATCTGGCGGGCGCCCTTAACGAGGACGGCTACTGTCTCGCCGGACTGGCCGGATACCTCTACTGACCACGGAGCCGCGTCAACTCCGTAGCCCGTACGGATCAGCCGGGCCGATGCTGTCGAGGACGTGAGCACGATCCATGGCGCCGTCGGCGAGGCGATCTTGGGAACGTAGTCGGGTAGCACCCACGTAGCGTGCCCGGTCGAGTCGAGCTCGACGTTCTCCCAGTACTCAATCCCGTCATGCGGGGACTCTGTTGAGGCGTGCTGGAGCATCATGTGGCGCTTCTGCCACTCGCCGGGTACGCGCATGATGAAGTTCTTGCCGCCTACGGCGCGGAAGCCGTCCCTGTCCACGACTACCTGGTGGCTTCCGTCCCAGCTGAGGACCACATTGGTGGTATTCCCCCAGACGGACCTCAGTGCGCTGTTCTGGGAGCGGAGCCGAAAATTGTCTCCCTGAATGTACAGGTGTGAGTCGTAGCCCCCTACGGTAATGGATGCACTGTAGTCGTTTACCTGGAAATTGCCCTTACCTGCCGCCCCTGCCCCGAACCCTGTCCTGCTGAGGGTCATTTGCCAGGTGGAAGTCTTCCCCGAATACACGGATAGCCCGCTTGTGGCCATCCTCATGTTGGGGGTAGCGCCATCGTAGTTCGATGGCGCCTGGAAGTAGAGGATGCCTCCAGTGACAGAAGGGTCTTCCTTGAAGGTGATTAGCGCCGGGTACTTGTATGGGAACACCTTGGTATTCATGGAGATGCCCACGCCCCAGCGGTCCCCACGCTGGCCGACGTCGTTACCGGATAGAGTCTCAACGATGTCGATAAACTGGGCGATCGACCACGAGTCCTGGATGCCGACATCGCCAAGCACCTTGATACTGCCGGTGTCCGCGTCCACCTCGAATGAGGTCCCACGACCGTTTGACATGTAGGCCCGGATGCCTGTCGAGTCGATCTTCACACCGCGGCGGCTCGCCTTGTCGGACTGGATGGTGGCGCCGGTGATGACCTGCCCATCGATCGCCCCACCCTGAATGTTGGAGGCACTGACGGAGTTCGCGGCCAGCATCCCGGCCTTGATCTGCTCGAACTCGCCCTGCCCGGCGGTGATGATCTCCGTCCATACGTGGTGGGCGGTGGCGTTCACGAAGGAGGCGTTACCGGTCACGGTGAGCTGGTCGGTCGTGATCTCCAGGAAGCGGCCGACGTCGGAGGCGATCTTCCGGGCCGTGACCTCGGCGATGCTGGCCGAGCCCGCAGTCAGCTTCCCCACGTCGAGGTTGCTGATCTGCTCGCTGGTGACCTTCATGCGCTCCCAGTTGGCGCCATCCCAGCGCCACTCCGCCACGATGTCGAGGGTCTGGGCGTCCTGTACGCGGCAGGTGTCGCCGACGGACTGCCCTGAGAACGGGGGTATCGTGCCGGGTGTTCCCCGGATGTAGGACACCTCGCCCATGGATGTGCGGATACGGCGCACGGCGGACTCCATGGTCGCTGCCGTGAGCTTGGAGATTGTCTTGGAGTAGTCGTCTCCGGCTTCCTCCCAACGCCAGCCCTTCGGCGAGAAGACGATCTTCGATCCGGGGGCGGTGCGGGAGTTGGTCGGGGAGGATTGGCCTAGTGCGGCGAAGCCTGGGGTGGTTACGTACTGCCCGCCACGCCCACCCTCGGGGGCGTCCTTCCAGTTCTCGGGGCCTGCCATCAGGAGACCTTAATGATGTAGGGGAGCCCAAAATAGGGGGTGCGGATGTCAATGGTCTCGCCGCGCCCCACCTCGGTAGCGATCGGGGATCGGTCGGCGCGGTTGTTGCCCGTGGAGGTCAGGTACGTGTAGCCTCCGCTGCCGATGCCGATGTCCTTGTCTGCCTTTCGGGCCTGGAAGCGGGCGTTAGAGTCCGCCACCTCACCAATTTCGTGAGTGTGTGCAGGCATCTGATTGATGGTGAGGTTGATACCCTCGCGGCCGCCCCTGGACCCGATGAGGTACTGGGAGCCCTCACTGGAGCCGACAATGCCCCTTCCTCGAATGTCGGGGATGCGGAAGTTGGAGTTGGATGTCGACCCGTAGGTGATTCCGATGGCGGCGAACAGCTTGCCGTAGGTGTTACGGTCCAGTACGCGGCCATCGCAGCGCATCCACCCATCGGGGTCGCGCTCGGCGCCGAACATGGTGATGGTGCCGACTGGGATTGCCTTCTCCAGCATTGTGCGGATGCCCTGGGCGACCGACTGGACCTGCTTCATAATCTCGGCTGGCTGCCCCGCTACCACTCCTTCAAGAGTAGTTACCCCTCGTGTGGCAGCGGAGATGCCATCCTCGATCCTTGTGAGGTCTGCTGCGGTAATCCGGGTCTCGTTCGCCCCGAATCCATCCCGCCACTGCTTGGGGGCCACATACTCCTGCATTATTTATCCCCTTCCGCCCTGAGGACGAAGATTCGCCCGTCTGACGCTATCCACATGCTGGACCCTATTACCCCATCATCCGGGGGAACTGGCCCCGACGAGACAAGATTGACGGCAACCTGAGTCATCGCCTCAGTAAGATGCCGCATCTCCCTCAGTGTACCCTCGCGCGCAGCCTGCTGCATAGCCGAGCTACCCTTGAGCTTATCTTCCACCTTCTTAACGATGGCATCGGAGTCGATCGACTGCTCGAGAGTAATAGTCGCTTTGGGCCCCCACGTGGATTTGTTACCCATGCGGTCATACGACCTAAGGCACACCTCGTACTCGCGCATCTCCAAGCCGACAACCGATGTCCGCTGCATCGGGGCGATCATGTCTGCCGTGCGCCCCTCGGCCGTACCAGGGAGCTGCACGGACACCTCGACGCCCGCGAAGTCCGCAGGCATGTTCTGGCCGTCCTTGCCCGCGTAGTCCCACCACACGCCCAGCACGCCGAGCATCTGCGACAGGATCGGCTTGGACGGAACCGGCGGGGGCTCGACGTCTGACGCCACCTCGAGAGTCAACGGGTGAGACCAGGACCCAACTCCGTCATTAGTCTGGGCTCGCACCGTGAAGTCAACCCTGGCCCCAGGCCATAAGTCCCCAATGGTGGCTCGTGTAGTGTCGGCGCCCTGAACCACTAGCGACCCGGAAGCGATCGCCCCCTTCAAGGTCTGCTTCCAGGACACCTCATAGGACACGACATCCACTCGGCCACCCAGGGTGTCAGTCTCGACCCTGCCCCACTGGATGTCGGCGACACCGACAGGCCAACCGCTGCTGCCGATGACGGCCCTGCTGGCGCCCGTCAGGCCCTGAGGGGCAAGCGGCCAGTACTTCGATGCTGGGGTTTGTGGGCGCACGCCACTGCCCGAGGTGGACGAAAGGCCCACAATGCCCTTCGTGCGTTTCGTCAGGCGCCCCAGGAGGCTGTCTAGGACCGTGCCGAAGGTTGTGTGGCCGACGACCGTCCCATCCTTCTGGGTGACGCTGATCTGGGCGACCTGGAGGCGCTCCATGCCAGCCGCCCGCTCCACCATGATCCAGTCGCCGAGGCGGTAGTCGACCCAGGGGAGGAGGTGCACGTCGGTGGCGGCCCACTCGCGCTTAATCTCCTCGCTCACGTGGGCGCCGGACTTGAGGGTGGCTTCGGCGACAAGGCGCGCAGTGGACTCGAGCTCCACGCCGCCAGCCTCGACGACCTTCTCGACGCGGCGCATCCCCTTCGGGGCGAGGTCGTTGTGGATGAGCCAGGTCCTGCCGCCCTCCCCCTTCACGAGGACGTCAGTGCACATGTCCGCCCACGTAGCTGCCTCAGGGGCGCCCGTGAGCGTGGTAGCGAGGGGCCAACGCTTCGACGCCGTAAGGTCCCTCGTCTGAGTGGTGTCCGCATTGTAGAGCTTTAGGGTGCGGCCCTGCCATACTGTGTCGATCATGCCGAGGCTACGGAGCGAGTCAACCACCTGAAGAAGGCTGATCGTGGGATCGAAGTACAGGGTGACGACCTTCGCCCAGTCCTGATTCGAGGAGTCCTTCGCTGTGTTGGCATCCAAGGTGAGGCCAGCTCCCCAGCCGCGCTTGACGGCGTTCTGCCACACGGTCCCGATGATCGTGCCCGCGTTACGGGACAGGAACTTGAACTTCCCATCCTTGTCCTTCGCTTCTACCGGCACAGACCAGACGAGCGCCTCTTTCAGGTAGTCGCTCACATGGATGGCCTGCACCTTGCGGGAGTCCGTGCCGTCGTTGACGAGGTTGTGCTCGGTCTTCTGGGTGACGAACCGGGCGTCCGGAAGCTCTTCCCAGTCTGCGCCATTGAAGGTTGCCTCTACTGCGACCTCCACCTCACGCTCCAGCACATCCCCCCGGGTGGCGTTAGGGCCGGGCGCATAAGACATGGATAGCGTGGGTGTCTTCCCGCGCGGCGTGGTGACCGTCATCTCCAGGATGTCGGGGACGACCCCGATCCTCGCGCCCTGCACCTCGTAGGCGACGGCGCGCAGCTGCATGCCGGGGAAGTAGTCGCGCCTCATCAGTAGGCCCTCCGAGCTTGAATGAGGCCCGTAGCCCCCGTGACCTGCAAGACGATCTTCCCCTCATGGTTGGGGGTGAGCTGGAAACCGCTCGGGGACATGCTGATCTCAGCTGACGCGTTGAACGCCCCCTGTAGCGGGTACCAGCGCTCAGATACCTGCCTCCATGCGGCGTACTTGCCGACGTCAATGAGTAGCCTCTGGCCGGGCTCCATGGTCCCTCGCCAGGTGATTGACGAGCCGGATGCCTGGTCGACGATCGTGCACGTGTTTCCAGTAGGAGTGAGCTTCAGAAGGGCGTCCGTGATGGGGGCAGACCCCCCGGCCAGGCGAGACAGGTCAGTGAGTGGAACCTCGATGGCGGCCACGTCCTTCCACACACCCTCCACGGCCTCGAAGATCGCGGTGGTGTCGATCGCCCATTCCCCGTACCGCCAGGACGGCTGGGACACGCTCACGAGCCGCACGAGCGCCTCCCTGGGGTTAGCGCCCGCGGGGTGATGCTGGAGGGCGGCCAGCTTGTTTGAGGCCCTCAGGCGGGCCATGAGCGCCTGGAAGTTGCGGTCCAGGTCCGCCCGGTCCGCACCCTCAACCATGAACGCCACCGTCACCTTGAACGTGCCGACCTTCAGGCCCGCCCCGCCAATAATCCCACTGCGGAACGGCACCTCCGTGGACTCAAGGCGCGGAGAAGGGACCGCGGGGAGGAGAGTCCCCTCCATGACTCGCCACTTCCCCGGCTGGTCAAGGTCAACCCCGTTCAGGGAGTATTCACTGCTCATGCCACCATCCTAGATGCTCGCGGCGAGGCGGATGCCATCAGCCACGTCGTCTCGGGTCTTCGAGTCGCGCTGCGCCTGTGGGTAGTTGTTCACGATCGTCACAGACCCACCCTGCTGGTGCCCCTGGCTGGACTGGAGCGTGGCGACAGCGATCGAGTTGAGACGATCCTTGGAGGGCTTCGCCTTCTCGAATGAGGCTGACATGGATGCAGCAATGTCTGGGGCGATGTCATGCTGGAGGTCATCTGTGAACGACTGGAGCGACTTGCGCACCGCCCCATACTGGGATTCGAGTCCGTTAATGAAGCCCTGCATGACCAACTGGCCCGCATCCTTCAGGATAACGCGGTCGACAGGGGCTGGCCCCTTCCACGACGGGAGGTACGAAGTCAGTGACGAAAGCTTGTTCTGGACTGATGAGAACATGGAACTGATTCCGTCGATGAAGCCTTGAATTACGCTCTTTCCTGCATTCCAAAGCCACGATCCGGCGTTCGAGAAGAAGTTCCTGATGCTGGTTGGGATGTTGCGGATCGTGGCCATGAGGTTGTTGATCCAGCTGGATGCGGTACTCACGATCCCGCTCCACATGGAAGCGGTGGAGCTCCTAATGAACGACCAGCCATCACTGACGAGCCTCTTAGCCCAGTTAATGGCGCCAGAGATGGTTGAGGTGATCGAATTAAAGATGCCCTTGATGATGTTCCACATGTTCGTGAATGCGGTCGAGGCAATGTTCGCTATATTATCCCCAAAGATGCGCATGGACCCCTTGAGGATATTCCAGACGCCCTCACCGATCGCCTTGATACCATTCCAGGCCCCAGACCAGTCACCCTTAATGAGCGCCATCACAGTCTGAAGGATGCCCTTAATGGCCTGAATAGCGCCCGTGGTTACGGAAACAAGCGTATTCCAGATCACCATAGCCACCGGCATGAGCCACTGTAGAATCTTCCCCACCAACTGAATGGCGGGTACCAGCGCCTGCGCCAGCATTACGATCAAGTTCGAGAGCGGGGGCAGAATCTGCGGCAGATACTCGGCGATGATTGGGGCCAGCTGGGCGATGATCTCCGCGATGACGGGTACCAGGGCCTGGATCACCGGGAGCAGCGCCGCGGACAGCTGCTCGATGACCGGCGTGAGGATGGGAACCAGCTGCTGGAAGATCGGAGCCAGGCCCTCGACCAGCTGCGCCACCAGGGGTGCGATAGCCTCAAGGAGAGTGCCCGCGACGGTAGCGATAGCGCCGAACGCCTCACCCAGGGAAGGCATAGCCGGGGCGAGCGCCTGCACGGCAGTCAGGAGGCTGTTGAAGAAGTTCGCCAACCCATCCTGGAACGCAGGGTTCTCGAGGGCCGTAGCGAGACCCGCGAGCGCCGTGCGGAGCGTCTCACCAATCAGGGGAAGCACCACGCCGAGGGTCGGCTCGAGGGACACGAACGCCTCACCAAGCCTACCGACCCCCTGGAACGCCGAGCTGGCGGCCCGCCCCATGGAGGAGAACAGGTTCGAGAGAGTCGACTGGAACAGGGGGCCATTCACAGCCTTGTTCGCCTTATCCAGTGCGTCCGCAATGGAGTCAATGGGGGCAGAGCCTTTCGCCATAGCAGTGAACAGGCCACCAATGATCCCGCCTAGGTCGATCGTAATGTCTTTCAGGGTCCCGAACGCCTTAGCGGCCGCACGAATGGACTCCTCCATCTTCCCGGACGCGGCCGCCTTCGTGGCCCACTGCTCGAACGATGCGGCAACGCTGTTCGCCCACTGGGCGATACTGGGGAGGAACTTCGCCCCAACCTCACCCATCGTCAGGATGCCGTTAGTGAACGACGCAGCCCCCGTAGACCCGATCGACAGGGCCTGCGACAGGTAGACGAGAGACTGCTGGAAGCCAGCAATATGCCCACTCGCAGCCCCAGCAATGGCGGCGGTCATGGACCCCAGGTTGGAGGCGATCGACTGGAGCGCGGGCGACAGCTCCTGGATAGCGACGTTAGCGAAGTCGCGGATCGGCTGCGCAGCCTGCTCCCAGTAGGCGCCCGAGATTTGAGTCTGAAGGTTTGTGAACGCCGGACCCAGGTCCTCCAGGACGGTCTTCGTGTCCTTGAGGGCCACAATCAGGACCCCGGCACCGGCGGCGGCGGCGCCGAAGATGCCCGGCAACGCCAGCAGGGCCGGGGTGGACTTAGCGAGCCCCACGCTAATTGACGAGAACACACCCAGCCCAGCACCGATCACCGACACTGCACTACCAATCAAGGTGGATACGGTACCCATCTTCACAGCAGCCGTATCCAGGTTCCGCAGGAAGTCGTTCAGGTTCCTGCCGATCGACTCGAACACGTTGCCGCCAGCGAGGGCCTTCAGCTGGGCCGCCACCCGCGCCATGGACGCCTTACCGAGGCGCACGTTAATGTCCACCCACCGGGAGCGGGTGAGGCGCCTCAGGTCGAAGCGGGCCTTACCGTCATCGAGGTCAGCGTTGACGGTGGCCTTGCCGTCGAGCTTGTTCAGCTCGTGCTTGATCTTCTTCTTCTGCTCCTCGGAGAGCTTCGCGTGCACATCCACATCAGCCTTGAGGGCCTCGATGCGCTTCCGCAGTTCCACAGTGGCTCCAGGATCAAGCTTCACGCCGGCAGGCACGTCAGCCTTCAGCTTGTTCAGGCGGGCCTGGAACTGACGGAACGACCTCTCGTTCACTGTCAAGCCGGCCTTAACGTCACCGGCGGCCCGCTCAACATCCCTCCGCAACTTAGCGATGTCGCCAGGGCGCGTAGAAAGGTTAACCGATGCGCGAATGTTGTCGAGCTTCTCCTGGAGCTTCTTCTTCTGTTCCTCCGAGAGGTTCGCATTAACCTTCACCTCGGACTTGATCTGCTGAATCTTCTTCCGAAGAGCCTCCAGCTGGCCCGCCTTAAGGTCCACCTCAGCCTTGAAGTGGACGTCCGACTTAGCGGCCTCCTCGCGGGCCTTCTGAAGTGACTCCTTGTCGAGCTTCACCTCCGCATTGAAGGTGATGTCAAGGTCCTTGACTTGCTTCTGGATTCGCTTCAGGTCGCGGCGAAGCTTCTTAGCGAAGTCAGAAAGGTCAGGGACAACCTTGACGGACAGCTTACCAACTGTTCCCTTACCGGCCATCCCTAACCTTCCTCACCCCAGAGCAGCAAACAGGGCTGCAACCCCAGCCGTGTCACTCGATGATACCACCGACCCCGACTTGCCCTTCGTGGGCCTTGGCATCATCTCCGAGTCCTTCAGTGACGCCTTATTGGTGGCGGACGCCTTAATCAGCAGCGCCAACCTATCCAGCGCCTCATTCAACCTCTCCGAGTCATGCGAGTATCCGAACCACTGGTCTCCGCCCAGTTCGTTCGCCCGATACAAGCTCCAGGGCTCATGCGGTAGGCGCTCAAGAAGCTGACTTACGAGAGACACCCGGTAGTCACCATGGACGTCAATCCGGTACAGGGCCCAGAAGTCCGCCGCCGCGTCCGGGTGCCTCTCGAAGAAGTCATCTAGTTCTTGGCGCCTGCGGCTTCCCCCGCGTAGGCCATAACCAGGTTGATGATGTCCTCCATGTTGGAGTCGTCATAGAACTTATCCCAGGCGTCGAGGTCCTTGACGAATCCGCCATCCTCGAGGGCCTCCATGACGTCAGCGAGAACAGCCAGGAGGTTCACGCCATCCGCGTTGTCGCCCATGAACGGCTCCAGGACAGACGTCAGACGCATCCGCTTGGACGGCCGCAGAGAATGGGGAGGCGCAAGCAGCTCATGCCCGGGAAGAGAGGAGAACGGGGGAAGCTTGTCGACCTTCTTGGTAGCCATGAGAGATTCCTTCCAGTGGGGTGTTCGGGGTGTTGGAAGGGGCGCCGCCACACACCCCTACATGGCGGCGCCCCTAGTATATCGGCCGTCA